AAACGACCATCAGCGCCGGGCTTGGTTGCGCCGGGGCTGTTGTTTGTTGGTATTCGTGGTGTGGGGTTTACGCCAAACATATTGTATAAATTGTACCATTTCTGTTAGTGGATAGTTAGCAGGTGAATGACGGTAAGTGAGTCAGGTATCTATCTCGTGTGTCACGAGGTTATTCCGCCCTTATGACCATGCACTCCCTGTACCTGAACATTGAGGTGGCTATTAGCTATTACCGCCAATATCTACTAACTAGGCAGAGCAGTTTAGAGACCCTTGCCGCACAGAATGCAGCAGCTTATATACTCAGGTCTATGGTTAGGCTGTTAGAGCCTCTAGCGCATCCCAATCAATAGCTGGGGCTTGGTAGTCATCGGTCAATCTACCAATTAGGCTGTAGTGGTTATTGCAGAGCCATACGTTTAAGTAGGTATCTGCTTGGGTGGCTCTGTGTTTACAATTAAGGTACTCGCAAGCCATTAGTTTAACTCCCATGTTATGTAAGCTGCCTTGTGTCCACAGTTCCAAGTATCGCGGATTTTGCCATCTTTGACACATGCTAGGTGCTGCGCCATGCGGACCACATAGGTTTTGCTGCTGTCCATTCGGGCAACATCTTTACCAGTAGGGCGCTTGCCTTTCAGCACACCCGGCACTTGCACCCTTTTGCCAATCTTATCTAGGTAGGCTTTATAGGTGTAGTCATCATTTGGTGGTGACAACAGCTCTCTACCAAGCGCTGTAAGCTCATCATAGATGGTTAGCCAGTCTTTGCCGGTTGCGATGCTCAGAGCGCGGTAAACACAATCGCTGCGGCTCTTAATGCCCTCCGGGTGAGGGTTGGTATAGGCATAGAGCTGTGTGCCTGCTGGTTTAGTCATTACAGCAACCTCTCAACGCGCATAGCTGGTATGCCGCGCTTAGTTAGTTCTGAGGCTAATGCAGTGGTGTATGCCTCATCCTTATAGTAGCCAAAACCACTGTATCCATTTTTTAATGCTGAGGTTGTGTAGCCCCAATAACCATCTTTTTTAAAGCCTAGCTTTTTTAGAGCGTTTTGTAATTTGATATTGCCCTTAGTCTTAATCTGCACAGCTTGCCATGCCTCGCTGCCGTTACTGCCCTTATCAAGCGTAACCTCTGCAAACTTGGCTGCTACATGGTCTGCAGCATCCAAGATTATATCTAGGTTGTTGTAGTTTGGTTGGTTGTTCATAGGTTTTTTGCCTTTCTATGATTATCCTTGCTTAATCGCAAGCCCAAGCCCCGGTTGGGGCAAGGGTCTGAGATTATCGGTTGAGGATGTTGAGTATGTCTTTCCTTGTTTCTATGACCGACAGTAGCTGCTCAAACTCATCGTTAGCGTCTACTGGTACACCGACTGCCTTAAAAGCCTGCAGCAGATGATATTGTGCGTTAGTGCTGTTACGCATTTCGTTTCTTTCGTCTTGCGTTGCCTCGTCTGCTGACTTCTTGTAGTTGATTGTGTAGTTCATGAGTTTATGCCTTTCATGAATTAATTAGTATAACCCCTGTATTCTATCAAACTCCCCCTAGTTTGTCAAGCATGATTTAAGATAAGTTTTCCACAATATGCAAAAGCGCCTATTTCTAAGCGCTTTCACACCCTCACTGCACCTCACATGCAGGTTAGTCGCTGGCTGCTGCTAGTAAACTAGACCATGAAACATATATTAACCTTGCTAGGCTTTCGCCAACTCAGGGTCGCACCAGCTTCCTACAAACTACACAACGACCATTTATTATGCAATGTCTTTTGTTGACTGCGTAAAAGCCGCAAATGTATCTCACTATATAAGCCGGGCTTGGTTGTTATTCGTTGCCGGGTATACAGGTCGGATGCCTACAGGGTTGCCATCATCATCAAAGTATTCAAAGCTGGTTTGCATAGTGTCCTCACCACGCCAGACTTGATTAAAGCCTACTAAGGCATCTGCCCGGCTCTGAATGGCGTTATTGCGGACCAATACATATGCTGGTAGCTCTTTTTGACCGCGTAGGAATGCCCACCCATTGCGAGTAATACCCCATCTGCCGCGCAATTCTTTGCCGTCTGCTGTACGCTGCTTGAATATCAAGCCATGCAGTCTTAGGTGGCTAAACCAGTTATATTGTTTAAACTCTGCTGGCTCTGTAAAGTCGCGGACCATAAAATCATTCCGCATAGTAGTCATCACATGCCCGGCTGCACGCTTTAGCATCTTGACCATCTGTTTATTTAGTAACTCTTTGCGTGCAAGCGGTATACGCTGCCCACAATGGTCACATCGCTCATTTTGCGGCTCTGTAGCCGGTGGTTCAACTTGTGGCATTTAACACCTCCAATTCGTTTAATTGCCTTTAGCTTGGTCTAGCAAAATTCCCCTCACTCACAATTAAAGGTATCTGCTTGGACCAACTATTATCATAGGCACTGATGCCGCTGGAATTGATTACAATGCCATCCTGCTTTTTAGCCGGGGCATCGTATTTAATCATTTCTTTTAGCCGGGGTAGCCATTCGGGTATCAGCTCTAGCAGGCGTATGCAGCGGCTGCGGTCATCAGCATCGCTTGGTGGGTTGCCGCCTGCGCCAAACACCATGTGCCGGGCTAAAGCCTCGGATGAGTTACCAGTATCGCCGGACAATGCCCAATATAAGGCTCGGTAGCTCACTGGTTGGTTGTGGCAAACTGCTGGCTTTTTACATAGTGGACAATGAGCTATGCCATAAATCATTTCTTTGGCTAACATAGATGTTTCGCTGTATTGGCGGTCACAGATTTTACTCATAACACCATCTCCGTACCTGTCCAAACCTCTACTTCAATCTCTTTTATACCTAGTAATTTAGCAACAGCCAATCGGTGATTACCGTTAATAACTTGCCAGTCCAAATTAATTGTTATCGGTTCTTGAATGCCAACCTTTTTGGCAGATTTGAATACCTTGTCAAATCTCTTATTACCCGGCTTGAGATTATCATTAGGGTATTCAGTTTGGACAAGTCTTGTAGGTATTTTCATACTGCGCCCTCATCATGCTCAAACCTCACATAAACATTGCTAGACCAGAGCGCTTGTTTTCTAGCAGCATTAACTTTTGTGATAATGCCCTTTTTAGCTGCTCGCTTAAATACGCCACCTAATGGGGTGTAGTCTTTTAAGCCATAGCCAGCGCTCTCTAAAAAGATAATCAGCATGTCAGCGACAATGTATTGATTGGTAACTGCTAGGGTTTCTAATAGGTTGTCGGCAGCGTCACGCCATGCTTGGCTTTTACCGTCCATCATGCTGTCCATCCTTATGTGCTTTATCTAGCGCCTCTCTGAGCTTGGTGTTGGCGCGGTCATCAATCTTTTTCTGTAGGTCAGGCTCTCTAACAACCACTGCCTGTACAAATGCCTCATGGTCGCATTTATCAATTAGGCAGGTCATAGTGATGTGCTTTATGCCGGGTATATCATCAGCCATTTTTAAACTCCCTTTGCCTTTCAATGTCAGTGAGCAGCCTACCCAATTCGTTTGCTACGGCGCTGTGTTCATTTGGTGACATTCTAGGCTGTATAAACTTGCGTATATCGTCATCAGCCATTTTAAGGCTGTCCGGGTCATGGCGCTCTTTTAAGTAAATAATCTCAGCCTGTTGGATGTGGTAGGACCGTAAGCCATAGAGCCGGTCTAGCACTCTTTGCTCACCATGAGCCTCAGCCTTTTCCCAAATCCATTTGAATAGCCCAAGCACTACTTGCCTCCGGTCTGCGCCGCCTGTGGTTGCGCTGTATTAGGTTTCCAAGGTTCTAGCTGTTCTTTGGTGGGCTTGCCTTTTTCGCATTCAGGTGTACCGGCTTCTGCCCCGGCAAAGTATGGGCATTCATTGAAATAGGTAAAGCCACAAATTGCCGCGCCGGTTTGTTTGTCATAACCCCGGATGTGGTAAGCACCCTTTGCTGTATCAGCCGGGCATTCGTTATTGGGCTGTTGTGCAATCACAGTCTGTGGGTGCATTTGGGCAGGCAATACGGTGCTTACGGCAGCTACAACTAACACTAAGGCTATGCTTGCTAACACTAACTTAGTCTTGCTCATAGTTTGCCATCCCATTTATCAATTAGGACCATTGCACACATGGTTGCAAAAAAGATTATGATTATGATTTGCCACCAAGTCATAGCTTTGCCTCCGCCTGTTCTTTATCTGCCTTTTTCTTAACTGCTCTGGCATGTTCGCGCTCATTGCGGCTGCGGTGCTTTCGGGCAATAAGAGCTTTACGGCGCTCCCAAGCCGAAGTTTCAAAAAGCGGCTTATGTGACCCAGACTCTATTTTTAATCGTTTTGCAGCCGCAACTTTTGCCTCATGTGTCAGCCTACTCATTACTCAACCTCCAACTCGTTTGTTAATCCTTGCAGATAAAACTCATCACCAGTATGCAGGTAGGTTTCAAACAGCTCGGCATTTTCGCCGGTAGCTGGGTAGTATTTACCGTCTACTCTGAATATGGTTATTACTTCTGCGTTTTTACGCCAGACTTTACCAACAAGTTGAGCCATCTTAATTTTCACCTTTGACCTTTTTAAGTGGCTTGGTTGCCTTTTTCGGCTTAGGCTCTGGCTCATCATCTAGGAAATTACCGGCTGCAGTATCTTTGTCTGATAAGAAATCGTCTGCCATTGTGATTGTTTGGACCGTTTCAAGAGGATATATTTTAGCCACCTCTTTATCAGCTTTACGGTAGATGTTTATTGCCTTAATGATTTTGTCATATTCTTGGCGGCTTAGAGCTGTCAGGTAGTCTACAACATCCTGATGACTGATTTCTTGCGGCGGCAAAGCCACCTTGTTTTTATTGCTAAATAGACCCATGTGTTTAATCCCTCCAATTCCACATTTACCACCCTAGTGTAATAAAACTACCTAGAGTTTGTCAAGGCTTTCGTTTTCGTAATCTGGCTCATCATGGGGCAGCGCACAGTCATCACAAGTGTAATCAAATTCGCCATCTTCATGTGAGCCGCAAGGTATGCGGTCATCCATATATCAATTACTATACTGGACTGGCGGCTCAATTTGGCGATTGTTGCCCTCTTGCCACCAGCAATACACCAAAAGGCTATATAGTACCGCCGCCACAATAAATAGCACCCAAAGCAATGTCTTACGCATTCGCACTGCCAATCACATTTTCGCGGTAATACTTAGTTGGTGGCTTGCCGTTTTTGAGTGCCGTTGCCATGTACTTTTGTGATATACCTTTACGCTCGGCGTATTCAAGCAGGTCTACAAAGCCTGCCTGCCCATTCATGCTTATAAATTCCTGAGCTTTCCGCACCCAATACTTGTGGTATTTGCCAAATCCAAACCTAATGAGCTTGTCATGCACATACAATTTAAGCTCACCGGCAACCTCTTTGACTGCCCCAACAAATTTATAAGTACCGTCTTTAACCATCTTACATATTTTAGCAAAGTAGCGGCTGGGATTTTCCTTTGTGAGCGCGGTAGCAACCATTCTGCCCCATTCACTGGCTTTATTCATGCGCTCCAATTTGATTTGTATACTTCGGTAAAACGGTAAAAACCGCTGGTCATCTATCAGGGCTGCAGCGTCACCTATCCTGAGCAGCATTGTTTGTTTTCGCTGGTCGTTAAGACTGTAAGACATAATTTTTTTACCCTCCAATTCATTTAGTCTAGGGCTTAAATATACCACCAACCAATTTTTAATTGCAAATGTCGTTTATCCACTTGTGTACATCAATGTGCATAAGCCAGTTTCTATATAGTATGTAAAAATGTTTTAAAGAAACATATCTATATAGTATGTAAAAGCGCCGGCACTACAGAGGTAATGCTTGCTTGAGCTTGTATAAATGAAATGCCCAACGGTTGGCTAATTTACCATCAATATAAATTGGCAGGAATTCGCCGGGTTGGTAACGATAATACTTACTTTTTATTTTGTTCATAACGATACTACTTTAGCACAACTACCCTTTTTTGTCAATCGTCAAGACTTGACATGCTTTAGCCTAACCATGCTATGCTCTTATGGTCTATTTAATGAGGACAAAAACGAGCTTGACCACTGACCTACCCTGACAGCTCAACACTATGAAACGCATACTTACACTCTTGCTGGTCGTATCATTCTTGGCACTACCTGCAACAGTAAAAGCACAACCACTGCCCGATAAAAGCCAGCTTGATATATTCAACCTTGGTGTGCAGAGCCAAAACGAGGTACTAATCCTTATACCTGCCAAGCCTGTAGAGCAACCCGAACCACCTAAGCCGGTGGTTTATTTAGTTGTAGCCGGTGACAACTTAACCAAGATTGGTACTAAATATAATGTGGAATGGCAGCGGCTTTGGGCTAAAAACACCAATCTCAAGCACCCGGACCTAATACATGTTGGTGATAAGATTACCATTCCTGAGCCGTCTGAGCAGCTATCACGCAAAATACCGGCTGCAGTAAGTCTGCCTGCTAAAACGGCTGGTGTAGTGCCTCTGCGTGACTATGGCGGCGGTAATACTTATGACTATGGTTACTGTACTTGGTATGTTAAAAACCGCCGGGGCGCATCGCTGCCTAATGGTCTAGGGGATGCACACAGTTGGTACAGCCGGGCGCAAGCTATGGGGATGGCTGTTGGCTCAACACCAAGAGCCGGGGCTGTGGGTACTACTACTCGCGGCTCGCTGGGGCATGTTGTCTATGTTGAAAGTGTCAATAAAGATGGGTCTATTAATATCTCTGAAATGAATTACAAAGGGTTTGGCGTACAGTCAAGCCGGACCGCCAGCGCTAGTGAGTTTGTTTATATTTACTAGCGCTTGTCCATGAGCTTTTTCAGTTTTTCGCGGATGTTATCACGCTGCAGCTCGCGCTTCATAAAGCCCTCTAGCTGGCGGTCTAGCTTGTAGTAATGCCAATTTTTAATACGAAATATCCACAGCCGGGTGTATTTAATTAATCCCATAAGGTGTTTTGATTAGGGTCATAAATAATAATATCCGGTGACCCCTCAATCGTAACATCCGCTTCTGTAACAACTTTAGCTGCGCCCCATAAAGCTAACTGTGCCTCAGAAACATCACCCTCACTAAGCGCCTCTGCAATAAGACTATCAAATTGGTCAAAGTCAAACCGTTTATGTTTCTCTGTCATAGTAAAATTATACACCCTTAGCGCTTACGGCTTGAGCATTGCAAATGGCATGTACTCAGCCTTTAGGTCGTACATAAGTTTCAGGACCGTATAATTTTTACCAGCTATGCTTAGTTTTTTGCCAGTAGGTATACACACTAATGCTGGTATACCTTTATTGACTGATTTGTATTGCCCCCTGCTCATGCAGCGCCGTCTGGCAGTTCTGGTCGCGCCAACTGGTATATTTGGGTCATTTCATGCAGCGCGGCGCTTACAGCCGGTCTAGCCAACCGCTGCAACCTTAGTTTTTCTACAAGCTCAGGGTACTCATCTAGGTAAACCACATTGGTAGTGTCTGGCTCTTTTTCCATAAGCATTAGTATAACAAACCAAAAACCCCACAGCATCGCGTGGGGTTTTAATGGCGAATTGGAGTTCTAGCTTTCAGGGCTGTCTTACGACCCATCAGCATAGGTCACACTATACCATTATGGATTGACCGCTACCACCTGTAGTTTTCTCTTTTTTGAACCGGATAGCACCATAGTAAGCAAAAGCGGCTGCCTCTGTGGGGTCACTCTGAATGTCCGGGTTCATACTGGCGTAACCATACATGCCATCCTTACCTATGGACCGGCGCTTAACTGTGCGGATTGAGACATTTAAAGCCGGTTGGTTAAAGTGAGTTAGCAGTTTCATTTCAATGGCAGTATGGAATGCCGCGTATGCTGCGCCTGCCTCTTTAGCATTCGGTGTCAGTATTCGCTTACTCAGCTTGCGCTCGGTGCGTACTAACTCCTCTACAAGCAACTGTGTGCCTGCCGCGCCGTCAATGATAATTTTATTGGCTTTGCGCCATCGGTTATTCTCCATCAGAAACATCACTATCCAACTTGTACCGGCGCTCATGGGTTTGCGCTCAACTAATTCAACATGAACCTTGCCATCGGGCATAATTACGCCAACTGCTACCGATACAGCGCTGCCATCCGGGGCAAACTTAATAGCGTAAACAAGCATTGGGTTTTCTGGTAGCTCTACCTTTGTCACTGCGAGTGGTGACCACATTTCATCAGAAATAGCACGCATGTTTTCCACGCCTGCAATCCAGCCAAGGCGCATTTTATTAAAGCTGTCCACTGCCATCTTCTTTGACTCTGACTTGACCGCTGCGACCATTAGGAAATAACCAAGGCTTGGGTTGGTCGCATACCAAGCATCCTCATCACTTGGGTCTGTAATTGTTTCAACTGACCACTCTTGCCAACAGGTATCAGTATCTTTGCCGTCTAGCACCGCTTTACGCACGCGCATAAACACTACACCGCTGCTGCCGCCGCTTGGCGGTGTGCCTGCCCTAATAACTTGCTGGTTCTGACTTTTACCGGCTGAGATTGTAGGCAATAGAGCCTCCTGCTGTGCGTCAGTTTCCTCTTGGTCCTCATCAAGTAATAGGGTGTCATTGGTAGTACCCAAGCCGCCAGTGCGCGTCCTAGTACGAAATACACAGCGCCCTCGGTTGCGTAACTCAACATAGTCTAGGCTCTTTGGCTCTTTATCAAATTCGTCTGTCAGCATGTCGCGGATTTCCTCCTCGGCATCATAGAAAAACCTAAGCACGCGGCGCTTGATTTCGTCTACGGTTTTGTCTGAGTGGGCTGTGTAAATCAACGCCTCAGCCATGAATATCATCCCACCGACAATGCGAGCAAGCAGCAGCTCAGACTTACCGTTTTGGCGCGGTACAAGTAGCCCGGCTTCTGGGTTTACCCATTTCCAAATACCATCACTGTCTTGCTCTACCGCCATCCACCTATAGAGGATTGATTTTTGCCAAGGTAGTAGCTTAATACCGTAATGCTCAAGCAGCCTAACGGTTTTATCAGCAAGCCAGATGTCACCATCTTTATAAATGTCTATGCGCGGCTTTTGATTGCCATAGCGTTTTTTCTCAACCATCCTGACCCTCTACATCCTGTATTGTTACTCTTGATGCATAGCTAGTCTTGCGAGTGCCGCCGCCGCCTTTGCTTGGTCGCTTCTTGGCGGCTGGACCTCTGACCTGAGCGCCCGGCATACCAGCTAACAACTGACCAAGCACAGTTTCTTTTTTAGGACCAATGCGCTTTTCGTAATCACTTATGGCTGTCATAACCTCGGTCAATTCACGCGCTAAGGCTGCTGTATCTCGCGCCCCAGCGCCCTTTTCTAGTTTTTCGGCTAACTTATCACGCGTGGCTTGTAATACACCCATGCGGTCATTCTTGAGCGCCATAGCTACAATGCCCTGACCATCTTTGCCTTTTGGACCACTAAGCGCTGATTGGTGAATTTTGGCTATGCGCTGTGGGTTGCTGATGATGTCATGCCACATGCGTAATGCACTGTAAGCCTCAGCATCCAACATGTCTTGCCCTATTTTTACCAGTATGCGAATGTGACTAGCCGGAAAGCTCTTAAAGTAATTTAGCCAATGGTCATAATCTGGCTGTTTGATAATCTTAATTTTAAGTTGTTGCTCTACATAGATTTCACACAAGGCTTTAAATTCATCTACTGAGCGTGAATAAAAATGCTTTTCAAACATAGCTTGGGTAAATTTAGGCGCGGACTTCTTAACCACCTTTTTCTTAGCAGGTAGTTTCTTTTTTTTTAGCACCTCTTTTATAGGGGTGGGCTTATCACTCGCCTTGTGCTGTTTTGGCATGGTGGGGTAAGCCTATTCGGTTGGTGACTCAGACAGCTCAAAGTGATGCCCACAGTTTGGGCATGTTACCTCATGAGCTTTGTAATCTTCTTTATCCCCTTTGTCATCATCGCCGCTGGTTGTAAATTTAAAGTCCGCGCCCCAATTATCCAGCTCCTCTGGTGACCATTCATTGGCTAGAATATCGCTATCCCAATCACCGCTGTGGGCATTGTCTTTAATGATAAACTCACGCTTTTTAGCCTCACTGAGACCTAAAACCTGTTTTACCCGGACTTCTTCATACTGCAATTCCTCTAGTGCATAGCAACGCTTGTCACCGGCTAGAATAAGCAGGTTCTCATCAACTACGATTTCCCTAATGTCTTTCATTTCAGGAAAGTCTTGCAGCGATTTGACCAGCTCCTTATGTTTTTTTGATTTTATGTAGCGAGGGTTCTTAGTGTTGTGTACTAGATTAGCTAGTTTTTCAACATAAACTTTAACCTCAAACTCCTGCTTGCCCATAATTCGCCTCCTCCTTTATTGACCGGGTAGTACCCGTATGCGATTTTTGGTTGATAGTGTTGCAATTATAACATAAGGACTACTGTACAATATAAGTATTCAGATTGGAGGTAATACGCTTGGACCGAACACCGAAAAAGCCCTGCAAACATTGTGGGATGATGGGGCATTTCAGCTACGCATGTTTTCAAAACCCCAAGCGAGCGCTCAAACAGCTCAAGCGGTCACCTATCTCTAAGGTAGGCAAAACGACCAAGCAATGGTTTGTGACTCGCGCAACTTGGATTAGGAAAAACCCACCGCCAATAGAGGGTAAGTATTGGATGTGTTATTTGCGTATTCACCCTTGGTGTCCGGGGCGCATTGATTTGGCGCACCTGACTTTGGACCATGTTGTTAGCCGCACGCGCGATGCCAGTAAGCGGTTTGCTCAGAAAAACTTAAAACCTGCCTGCAAATACTGTAATGAAATGAAAGGTAGCAGAGACCTTGACCAATTAAAGCCTGCTCTTGTACTATAAATGTATTCAGTTACAAAATAAAAACTGACCAATAAAAAAGAGCGCTGTGCGAGGGCGCTCTTTTTGGTTCTATATCCTTGGTCGTGGGTTGTTGCGCGTAACTAAGCTGACTAATACAAGCAGTATCACTGCACCTACTACAGCCGCTACAAAGCTACCAAAATCAAATGTGTCTGCATCGTTAGGAAATAAAAAGCCGCCAATGAATGCACCGACAATACCTACTACTATGTTACCCACAAGTCCTAGCTGTGAGTCTTTGCCCACAAGTAGTGATGCTACCCATCCAGCTAGACCGCCAAATACCATCCAGACTACAATATACCAAAACATATTATTTAGCCCCTACAACGCCGCTAGGTGCTGGCGTGCTGCGCTTACCAATAATACCAAGAGCTGACAAGCTACCTGATGTGCCAAACCCGGCGGCAAGCCCTGTAACTAGCGTTAAACCCTCAACACCAAATACACCAAACAATGCGCCAATACCGGCGGCTGTGCCAACTGTAAGCGCTGTCCATAAATCTTTAGCCCGGAGGCGGTTAAGAAACTCTGTCACCCCTGCGATTACTGCTGCCAATAAAACATATTGCGAAATATCCATGATAATCCCCCATTAAATACACTACTATTTTACCACATACTTGCCGGGCTTTAGCTCGGTGGCTGGTGTTGCCAGCGCTGCCTCTAGTTCTTTGATGCGCTTTGCTGCAGAGGTCACCTTTGCTGACTCAGCCACAAGCGAGTTACGGAGTGTTCCAGCTACATTCATGGCAAGAGGTAGCCAACCATCGGTCAAATAATTCTTAATCTGGTTGGCTGTCGGCTCTTTATTAAAAGCTAACCGGAAAAGGTCTATAATTTGTTTTTCTGTAAGCATAATTGGTGTCTCCTTTACATAGTTTAACCCATTTACAATTTTACCGTCTACTCTTAATCCCCAATGCAGGTGTACGCCATCTGCATAGCCGGTATCACCCATGATGGCTATAGGTGTTCCTATCTTGACAGTAGTGCCATTCTTTACTAAAAAGCCGTTATTCTTAATGTGACCAAGGAAATGCCGCCTGTTGCCAACCTGAACAATAATATGATTTCCGTTGTAGTCTGTGCCATTCCAGTTAAAGAGTTGGACCACACCTGTTTCGGGCATGTATATTTTGTTGTCCGGGGAATGCGAAAAGTCTACACCTGTATGAAAACCATGCCTGCTAGTTGGTGCATTTCCGTAACCGGGATAGCTGCCTTTATTTAAAGGGTAGTCTTTAACCCAGCCAAAAGGTGTTGTTACGGCTGTTTTTGCTGGCGCAATCATACTCTAATTATAACACTTTCAATTTACCAAGCGTTTGATAGTGGCACAGGGTTGATGACCTCATGCCCTACATAATCCTCAGCCATCCTAGCGCCCTTTTTGCGATTGCAACGACTGTGCGTGAGTTGTAAGTTATCTAGCTCATAAAGCGAGCCGCCACGCGCTCTAGGTACAATGTGGTCTACCTCTACCGCCAACGGTGAAAACGCCGGGGCTTCAATATCAATGTAGGTGTGACAAATAGCACACACAGCCCT